AAAATAAATTACGTCTTGTAATTAAAGATAGTTTAGCCATACCACCTATCATTGTTTGCATAGGATTTTTTTGTTTACCAAATAAATCATTAAATACTTTTTGATCTGCTTCTGATGCTACATCTCTAATTGAAATTCTAGGTACTCCACCTCTTTTAACTGCATCATCTAATGCAGTTCTATTTACAAAGAAGTCTGGTATATTAAATAATGCATCAGAAGGTTTGTCCATTCTTAAACCTTTAGGTAATCCAGAAGTTTTTAATACGTTGTTTACAATTTGCTCTGCTTCTAAATCTGTAAGATCTTTACCTGCTTCTTTTGCACTTGCCTTAAATAAATCTTTAGCATTAGTTATTGCTTCTGCTGAAGGTTTGTATCTCATCCACGGTAAAATACTTTTGTCTTGAAAGATATCGTACGTAGAACCAAGATAGTTTTTAAACTTACCACCAAATAATTTTTTAAAAGCTTGTATATCTGCAGCGTCTAATGAACCACCAAGTTTAGAAAATAATTCAGACCATTTACTTCTCATAACAGACAGACCACCAAGAATAGATTTTTCTAATTCTTCTGCGACTTGTGCATTAGGTGCAAACTTTTTAATGCCATCTATAACTCTTTGTTTAGCAACCGCATCTATTTCTCCAAATGCTGCAACACCATCATCGCCAAGTCTTGCTTCACCAGATAACAATGCATCGTTTACGTCACCTAAAAATTTTGTTCTTTCTTTTGCATTTTGTTTGTTGAATACAGTACGCATTGGTGGGAATAGTTTATCGACATCTACATCAAGTTCTCTTGATAAATTTCTTGCAACATTTGCATCAGCTGCCTGCGCACCAATAGACTGTCTCTCTATGTCAAAAAATTCTTGTGTCTTACCACTACGTGCTCTAAATTTTTCTGCAACTTTATCAATCCATCTATCTAATTGTGAGTTAGCTGTATCTAATCCCTTGTTCCTGTTTGTTATTTTTTTAATAACTGCACCTGTACCACCAAGGATACCTGTAAATAATGCACCCTCTGTACCAAATTTAATTCTATTTAATATTTCTCTTGTTGCATCTGGGTCCGTGTCACTTCTATCTATTTTAGTTGGGCCACCAATAAGATCTCCAAACGTACCAATAGCTTCTGCGTCACCAACAAACACACCCTCTGCTACACCACCGCCTAATGCACCGGCAACAAACTGTCTGCCTTTACCTGCAGCTGTAAGTTCTAGTGCTTCGTCTGCTGCACCAACTAAATTTTTATTTCCTAGTCTTACATACTTATTATTTTTACCTGCAAGCATTGCAGTCTTTGCCATGCCGCTAGCAGATTTAAATGCAATACCGCCGGGTACACCTATGTTGACTAATGCTTCTGTAATTTTACCCGCAGCTGTTGCTTCTGCTTTCTCATCAAATTCTGTAAGGTCATCAAACCAAGCTTCAACCGCAGCAGCTTTACCGCTGTTAACTCCAAGATCCATAAGACTTGCGCCTAAAGAAAAGAAACCTTTTGGTATAGCAATTAGACCTGACGCTACACCTGACAGCATAGATTCAAATGTACCTACTTTATTTTTTGGTGCGTATGAACTGGTATCAAAAATGTTAGCCATCTACCCTCCTATAAAATAGGGCTTACTTTACCTTGTTGATCTATAACAAGTACTCTATCATCGATAACATAGTAACCTGGAACGACTTGTTCTCCCTTAGAAATTTTTTCATTAACTTGTGCTTCAAAGAATGTTTGTGCATCTACACCTTGTGGTATGTCAGTTGAGTCAATTACTGATACGTCAACTTTTTCTGTTGCACGAAGTATGCCAGCTAATTCTTTACCTCTTGGTACTTTACCTTTTGAATATCTTTCAGTAATAATATCTGTAAAGGTGTCGCCTGCTAATGTTTTATCAGCAATTTTTATTTGTTTTTGTAGTAGATCAGCTTTTGCCTGAGTTTGTGGATCAGAAGCTTTAATATCTTTTTCAATTTCACCTTTAAGTATAAGTGTATCAATTGCATCTTTAGTTGCTTTAGGTTTGTCAAATGCTTTACTTGTTGCCTGAATAACTTGGTTAATTAAATTACCTGATTTAAGATCACCTTTGAAATCACCAGACTCATTAATTATTCTACTTGCTTCAATTAAAGAATTGTATGCAGCATCTTTGTTCATACCTTTGATATCCATAATGTCTCTGTATCTTTCAACTCTTTTCTTACGTAATTCATCAGCTGATAATGTTGCACCCTCATTGCCTTTAGCTTGAGGTTCTAAATACATTCCCGGGTCCCCGCCTCCTGGTGCTCCAGACGTGCCAGTGACTCTGTCACCAATTTTTAAATCACCTGCATTTGGTGGTGGTGGAACCTCTTCTCCAGTGTCTTTATTAAAATATCTTCCGTTTGCATAAAGTAAACCAGTTATTGCTCCTGTAGGAGAGAATACTAATCTAGCTGCTTTACCAGCTACACCAGTTACTCTTGGATCTGTAACTGCTTTGTAGACACCGCCAACTAATTTAACTGATGGATCTCTACCTAAAAAGTTAGGTGAATATATAGGCATCTCTGGCCCAGATTTTTGTACAGTTTTTACATTTTGTGGTAAAAATCTTCCTTTTGTACCAGGAGCTGCTGGTATTTTTACAGATCCTGGTCCTACCGAACCTGTTTGTGTTCTAAAGAAATTTTTAATTCCTGTAATTGCTCTTGGAGCCATTCTCATAGCACCTATTCTTAAAGCGTTTAAACCTGCACCTATTGCAACACCAGCAGGAAATAGGTGATGTTCTCTACCGCTTGCATCTTTTAAAGGATGGGCACCAGCTAGTTTAGGTGACTGACGTCCTCCAACTATGTTACCATCTCTTTTAGGTTCTCGAATACCATCCATGATACCCTCTTTAATAGGGCCGCCGTATCTAAACATTGGTCTATTTAATGGTCTCATAGTTATTCCTACTTAAATATTTTTCCGTACAATCCACCAATACCTAAAGCCGTACTAAGTGCTGTTTGGAATGGGCTTCCTGCTTGTGGATCTTGATACTGTTGTCCTGCTACACCACCTAATAAACCTGTTAATGTATTACCGTATTGTGTCATTCTTCCGTAAGGCTCATAAGCGCTTGCTTGATCAGCTTGTTGTTGTGCTGTTAATTGAGCTTGAGATAATCCTTGTCTCATTGCACCAAGAGATCCTAGTGCAGAAATATCTTGACCCATACCTGCTCTTTGAAAATCAGATAAGCCAAGCATGTTAGCACCTAAGCCTTGTTGTAATCCAGCTAGTTGACCACCTTGTGTGAATGCATTAGCTGCTGCTTGTTGTGCGTTTTGAAAACCTGATTGTAATAAATTAGCTGCAATACCTGCTCTGCCTGCAAGAGACTCAGCATCGTATTGTCCTAACATCGCACCTTCTCTACCACCACCAAAGTTACCAGATGCAACTGCAGCGTCTTGAATAGATTTTCGGTCCCCGACTCTTGATTGATCGTACTGTCTTAATGTTTCATCGATCACCTGTGTTTGATAAGGTGACATAAATTGTTGGTAAGCTTGTGGACCAGTTAAGGAACTAAGTCCTCCAATAGTACCAGCAGCTTGTTGTTGTGCAGTCAGAGCTGCATTTAAAAATGGTTGATAAGAACCAACACCTTGTTGTGCCATGTTGATTGCTTGTGATTGTAACGGGTCTTCGCCAGCAATATATTGCTTGCCCATAAAAGTTTGTGGGTCTAGCTGAGCCGAATATGTGGCTTTCGCCTGATCTGCAAAATCTTTTACTGCCGGTTCTAAATAATCTTGTACTGACATTATATCATCCTCGATTGTAACATTTGTTGTTGTTCATACATGGCTTGTGCTCCTTCTAAACCTTGTGATTCTTCAGAGATCTGACCACCTTGTTCTAAATTATTCATTAAATTTTCCATAACTTCTGCGCCCTTATCGATGTCTCCACCTCCAGCGTTTCTAACAGCATCTGCAGTAAATACAAACTCATTTTTAGATAGTCTTGCCGGCACGTCGTCTGCTCTTTCTCTTCTACCTAGTTCTACAAAACCACCTGTATTTCTGTAATCTTTTTCTTGGCCATCCATGTCAAGTAAAGGCATAATTCCACCTTCTTGAGCACCTACTCTGACTTCTTCTCCGCCACTAGGATAATCAAATTTATTTGTTCCAGGTTCTTTTCCGTATCCTGGTACTTGAGTCATTAATCCACCTTCTGCTGCCATAGCAACTGCTTGAGGTTGTTCCATGCCTGCACCTTCTGGTTGTTGTGATGCTTGCATTACTGCTTTTACAAATTGTTCAAAGGACATATCACCACCTTTGTTTTTATATTTTACATATTCCATCATAAGCATTTGTTCTGCTTGAGCTTGACCTGCGCCACCACCCATATTTAAAAATGCTTTACGTTGTCTAAAAGATTGACCTGCACTACTTCTTATAAATTCTTCTTCGTCATCCTCTTCAACTTTCATACCGTTTGCATAACCTGCACGACCACCGTCAGCAGCATAAAAATTTTTCATTACAAATCTTTTTTGTGGCATAAAATCTAAACCAGCACCTGCATCACCTGCACCGCTGTAATAATTTTTTGCTCTTTGAACTTGATATCTTGGGTCCATAACGTCAATAACTTCTTCTTCTTCATCTTCGCCTCCACCCATCATAAATGGTAAAGCTGTTGCAAATGCACCTCCAGTAAGAAATGCTCTTTTAGGATCAAAGGCACCAGACTTTCCAAAAAGACCACCGCCTCCGCCAAAGACTCCTCCTTGAGAACCCATAAATAATTTACCTGCACCACTCATGATATTGCTTAAGCCAAAGTTTTTCATTCCACCACCTGCTAACTGTGATAAAAATTTACCTTTGCCTGCAGCACCTAGGGCACCTAAACCATATGCTCCGGCACCTAATAAAGCGATCTTACCTAGAGGACTTTTAACAACTTTTTTAATACCTCTAGTGGCTTTCTTGACAAGTTTACCTAAGAAATAATTCTGTCTAGGATCTTTCAAGGATCCTATTCCTGATTGTATTTGTTGAGGTTCTTGCATTCTAGATATCGCCATAATTTTACCTTAATTTATCGTTTTACTTTGTTTTTCCAAACAAATCAAGCCTCGGCATGACTACGTTGACGTCTCTTCTTATGTCACTTTCAGGGATATTTTTAGATTTCCAGTCATCTTCAGAGGCATAAACTTCACCTGTTTTTATATTTGTAATTTTTGTAGTAACTTCAGCAGGCTCTATCACTGGAACCTCCTGACCGTTTATAATTGTAGTTTTCATTAGTCTATTTTCTCCTTATTAATGTTCATATAACTAATACCTATTGTTACAGAGTCTGTAGAACTCATTGTTATTTTTAAAGCTTTGCTACCTTCTATTATAAGAGGTAGTGTCAGTATCTCTGTACTACTATTTGCAGCTAGAGTCTGGGTATTTACAATATTAAAAGTATTATTCTTAATAGTAATAGTGGGAGTATTACCCGTATTATTAGTTACTCTTAAAGATTTAATTATGTATGTTTGATTGATCGTAGGTAATTGATCACCAGCTGAATCAGTTCCAAACATAGCTGTTTCTGTAACCGTAGCTAGATTTACACCATAAAATTTAAATTGATTTACTATAGCCATTATGAATCCAAAAAGAAACTTCTTGCTTCTATTTCTTGTTTTAACTCATCTTGAAATGATGAGTTTAATTTTGTTATTACACCATCTAAATCTCTAACTAAAGATTGAAATGTTTTTTCTTCGTATTCTCTACTTGCTCTTGTTAATGATTGTACAATTTTTGCCATTATAAAATACTTACTAGTCCTCCGTATTTTAAACCATAACCAAAACCATCTTTAGCTCCAGTTTCAGCAGCATTATCATAACTAGCTCCACCGCCTACATTTTGATTACTACCAGTATTTTCAAACCCACCTTCAGCACCATGATAGCCACCATCGTATGTACCACCAGCATCTTGAAGAGATGCTCCTCCGCCAATGTATGTGCTACCACCACCACCTTGGTTATTATCTTTAGTATCTGTCTTAATATCAAAAATTGTATCTGTTTTTTTATTAACATCTTCAAAGTTTTTTCTAGCTTTTTCTATGTTTATTAAATTTGTAATTAAATTAGTTTGTTTATTTGTTCCTTTTAAATTATATTGTTTACCTGTAAAATCTTCTTCAGTTAACTCTCCACTAATTAAACCATCTACTTGTTGTTGAGTTAAACCATATTTTTCTTGTAATGTTTCTCCTATTTTTGCTTGTCTATTAGTAAAAGTTTCATCAGTCATATGATATGGATTATATCCAGCCATAATTCCTTCAGGTGTATTATAACTACCACCTGGTCCAACTACAATTTGACCAATATCATTAACCATAACACCCCCCATACCTAATTGATTTTCCATTATTGATCTTCTGTTTACAGGCAACATACCAGATGCAAAATTTGCAAATCTTGTTAGTGTGCCTATGCCGGGTATAAAACCAATTCCTTTTGCAAGGAGTTCTTCTATTTTTGATGGAGGTGGTTTATCTAATCCATAATATTCTGGATACATTCCCATGTGTTTCATTGCTGCAGTTTTAGTGCTGTAAAGAGGGCTTGTATCGCCAGGTAAAGTTTTTCCAACATAAGATAATTCATTTTTCTTTCTTGCGTCTTGTAAAGCGTAGGTGTTAGGATTCATGTTTACTATTTTATTTGGATCTGCATTGTAAACGCTAAAGTTTTTATCATTATTAAAAGCATCCGTATTTACTATGCCTTCATTAACAACATCAGTTTCCTCAACTGTAGGAATTTCAAAAGGATTTAATAAATATTTTTGTAATGGAATATATTTATACCCTGCTTCTCGTATCTCTTGGTCAGTAGCCATTATCTTCTCCCGTCCGGTTGTATATCTAATCTAAACGTACCCAATTTCCAATCTTGAGATGTAGCTGTGTTCTTTACAGTCATCGCTATAGATCTTGCACGGACTCTAGTATCTACTTTAGTTGTTGCTGACGTAGTTGTAAAGGTCTGTGTTTTAGAAGAACTATTTGGAAAGTCTCTTGTTGTAAAATCTATTGTTGTAGTCCCTACTTGTGAAATAAAATCTGGTAAAAATCTACGTATTTTCATTATGTATTCACCATCACCTCTTAAATCGGGAGTACCTATTGCCTGCCCTGTGTTGCTTCGTCTTTGTGTAATGTCAAAATCTCCTGATGTTATAGTTCCTATAATAGCTGTTGTAGCTCCTCCAGCTAATACTTGATCGGTCCCTGTTTCGTGTTCAAAGTATGTACTACATCCGTCAACATTTCCTGCTACGTCATAAGACGCGTTACTTGTTGGATCATAGAATGTTGCATGTGGTCTACCAAAAACAGCAGAGTCTGACCATGCAGCTCTAGCTAAAGATCCTGTTGTCCAGATAGGTCTTTTATTTGTTGAATCTAAATAGTTATAAGTTACTGATCGATCAGCTACATCAGATCCATCACTACAATAGAACCATGTTACCTCACCAAACAAATTATTTAATCCTGCATTAGTTACATCTCTAGCTGTAGTATTAATATCGTCGTAAACAAAATCTTCTACGAGACAAGGTAGAGATTTTAATTGACCATCGTAAGAAAAGAATCCGTTTTCTGACATCCAATAAGCTGTGCCATCAACTTCTACACATGCATTCTTACCAAGTAAACCACAGTTGGTACCTACTTGTTCAAATGCAAAAGTAAATGGTTGACCTACGAATCTCATGAGAAACAAAGCTGTATCAGTCCAAACATAGATTGCGTCCCTACCTCTAATAGCCCCCATAATCATAGAGCCATCTGCAAGTCTTTGAGTACCTGCCGTATTGGTTGCAGTTACTGTGTATGCTGTTGAACCAGAAATATTTTCTTGATCAGAAAATCTAATAAACATATCGTCTTGAGTAGTTTCCGCTCCAACCTGAGTTTCTGTTCCAAAAAATACTAAGTGTCTGTCCGGTGTTGATACCAAAACATGACGTGATGCGGTAGGCGCATTTGGTATTATTGTTGCTCTAATGTCTGTTGCGTTAGTAGGTGAAGAGTCCCATTCAAAACATTCTCCATTATAAATTAAAGCAATTAATTTTGTTCCAAAGTTATCTAAAACCCATAAACCAGGATCTAGTGTTACGTCGTCTGAAGAAGATTCACCCCATGCAACAAAACTAGAAATGTTTGTTATAGCGTCGCCCGCAGTGTGTCCTACACCTGGTCCTGTACCATTGACACCCCTACCTCCGCCGCTCAATGTTCCTGTAGCAGTATCGTTGTTTGTGTAAGATATATCTTCGGTACCGATTCTTATTTCTCCTGATCCAGGAAATTGTGTAGAGTCGGTTAAAACTATAGTTGTCGTAGAAGAGTTTATCGTTGTAGCCAAGGTAGTTGTAGCTGGACCTGAGACTGTTCCTGCCCATTGTCCTGTACCCCAACCAAAACCTCCTACCTGTTTAGCTGGTCCAACATGGTAATATAATAAAGCGTCGGCGCTTCCTGTATTTGTCATAGGACTAGCACCTTCATTACCGCCCATAGTTATTTCAATTGTATTAGCTGATGGTGCAGCAGTTACCATGTATTTAATATCTTCAAAGTTACCGTTTGCAAATGCAGATCCCGATCCCGTAATACCGGTTACATTATTAAATAAAACTATGTCATCATCTTGCAAAAGATGAGGTGTTGAAAAAGTTACGGTTACTGTTGGTGAACCAGTTTGACTTGTAAAATTAACCGCACTGATTGTCGTTCTAATAGGGTGTATGTCATAAAACCGACCCCCAGAATAAACATATAAAATTCTATTTGTTCCTATAGCAGCATATTTAATACCGGAGTTATTGTCAAAATGATGCAATGCTCTAGCTGCACCGGTTAATTTATCATCTCCTAATTGAGACCAACCACCTATTTTTTCAGGTGTGCCATATCTAAAACGTACATTATCACCATCAAACCATTGCCCTTCGGCCCCAGTTTCGGTGACTTGTTTATTAAATCCTGGTAAAAATCCTAGTTTCTGTAGCATAAATCCTTATACTATTAAGAATCAGGTTTATCAATCAAAAGATAAATCCCAGGCAGAGTAGCGTTTCACTACCTCTGAGGGCAACCATTCGTCAATATCCCTTTTATTTTTTTTAATACTGTCAGTCCTTATATCATGATAAGGGCCTTTAAAAAAGGTATCATCATAAGATATTCCATTAACGCTATACTGGTCTAAAGATTTGAGCTTAAGTGTCTCATAATCTATATCAAGAAAATTACACACAGTTTTAACTGTATTTACAGGATCTTTAATTAGGTCGTTATACTGTACAACTATGTATTTTTCTTTTTGTTGTACTAAATTTCTAATAGATTGATACCCATCGGATACAAAACTACCGGTCATTAAATGATCACAATAAGATACAGGATCTTCTGGTTTATCTAATGCAACAACAGAAGCTAGAACTTCTAAAATAGGTCTGTAAAGAATAATAAATTTTGCGTCTGGTACCATATTCTTTAAGTATGGAAGACAGTCTGGGTGTCCCCATGGTCCCCGATCTATGATGCGGTTAGCATTCCAACTTGTATAACAATTATCTAACAAGTTATTTAGAACATTGTCTACTAAACTATGGTCTGGAAAAGATAAAAAATTTCTATGGTTTTTTATATCTAGTATAGGTTTAATTAAATTAGGTACTACACTATATGGAGAGACTAGTACATTTTTGTTCTGATTCATTAAAGAAGCAAACAAAGTATTACCGGCTCTAGGAAGACTACATAGAAAATAAAATTTTTTCATTAACCTAAAACAGTTTGAGTTGCTAATATTAAACGATCTGTTTTCTGCACCCCTTCTATAGGTCTATGTAAATTGTTAGAGTCCCACAGATACCAGGTATAAGCCATGGGTTTTATCTGTAACGTGCAATACGTTGAGTCAAACTCAGTTCCTAAAATGGTAGGTGTAAGATAACAAATACCTGAGACTTGAATTTTATTTTTATACTGATCCTCAGAATGTCTATGCCAAATAGCTGGAGTTGTCTCCCCCGCTCTTACATGCAACACCCACGCTTTAGATAGTTCTACTTTTTGTGGACCAAACAAATCTTCTAAAAATTTAAAATACTTTTCTTTTAAGTATTGAACTGTTTTATTATTGTCTTTAAAAACATACGCGTCTGATTGTAGTTTTGGATGAGTACATTTAGGGTATTGAGAACAACAAGAGTTTTTATCTGTGTATGCTTTTAAATAATCTATTATTAAAGGATCATCATAGGGTACAAATGGACATGCTTTTATCATAATGTAAATGGTATAAAGTGGTTAGGGTTTAATTTATTATCTATAGAATCAATAGGTACTATATCAAAAGCTATAGTTATTCTAGGTCTTTTGCTTTCATTCCAAGGTGAGCTTCTGTGTTGATCATCTTCGCTTTTACCCACAACTAACAAACCTTCTTTACTTACTACTCGTGTTATATGTGGCACGTTTGGAATTCTATAATCAGTGTGACTATCACCAACTTGAACACAATAAAAACCGTGCCATACTTTTTTGTCTGCTGGCCAGTGATTATGCCAATCTACCTTTTCTCCTTTTCGGTAAACATTAACCCATGATTTTATCATGTATGGTCTGTCTTCTAATAACGGAGAAACATTTTTTAAAATTTCATGGTAAAGTTTTAACACTGCTGAGCTAGGAAAAGTTAAAAAATTATATGCGTGATGATTAGCTGTAGTAAAAGTACCATACCACTCAGGGTCACTATTGTGTGGTAAATTTTTACGCAACATCTTCTCGACTTCTAAACTAAATTTAACTAACTCTTTATTATCTATTGAGTCTAATTGTATTGAGTACAAATAGTCTGGATGATTAGCGTGTATTACATAACTAGAATTTATTTTATTCAATAATTTTTTAGTTGGTTTATTAACTTCTAGGTTAAATGATATAATAGTTTTTTTACTTTGTGAGTTATTAGTAGGTGATCTGTGAACAGCATAAGCTGGAAAGATACTTACATCACCTTCTTTGACTTTAAGTGGTGTTATTCTACCGTGATCAAACGGATCTATAATTTCAGTAGGTGGTCCATCTTTAGGTAAGTCTAAATAATAAGCTCCTGTAAATGTGTGTCCGTGCACATGCCAACCGTGTGTTCCTTCATTACCGTATTGTTGAAACCAAATATTTTTTATTACACATCCATCATAACCAGCATCTTTTAATTTCTTTTTTAAAAACTTACTTAGATGTGGGTATATAATTTTAACCCATTCTCTATCAAATTTTTTTGCATCTAACCAATCTAGTCTTTCAATGTTGTCTGTATAGTATGTGTCTTTCTGTTCTAAGAAATCAGAACGTGCATTATTAACAGCTTCAAATAATTCTGTTTTTAATTTCTTGTGTTCTTTAAATTCATCTACAATATAAAATGATTGTAGACTATGCTTTACTTTTTCCACCATAAAATAATTGTCTTCCTATCTTTCTTCTTAACCTCTTTAACTCCATGATATGTTACACTACCATCAAAAATAGTCAACATACCTTGTTGAGGTTTTATTATTTGATTCTTTGTGTAAAACTCACCACCCTCAAAGTCATCGTTTAAATATATTAAACTATTATATTTGCTCTCTTCGGTCCCTCTTCCTTTATGTAAATGTAAAGCACCTTCAGAACCTACATGCCAATTCTGTAATTGAGCCATTGATATTGTTAGATCTAAATTTAATTTTTCTTTAAAAAAATCAGAGACTCTTTCTACAATAGAGTCATTAGTAATTTCTACCGTTCTTTCTGACCAATCAAAGTTCCCTGGTCCCAGGTCCCTGATCAATGAAGCATACTCTTCGCACTCATCTTTAG